CAAAATTTCAAAAGTGCATTTAAGTATACTAAACTTGAACCAGAACCAGAAGTAGAACCCACAGAAACACAACCAGAGGTTGTCAAAGATGGATAACACAGAAACTCAAGAAGCATTATCTATAGCACAACGTAATAAGAAGTCTAGGATAATGAAGGCAAAGGGAAAACAAATTGCTCGTAAGCGTAAACTCGCTATGAAGAAAAAAGCTAGTCCAGAAAAAATAAAAAAGAGAGCGCAAAAGAAAGCAAGAGACCTTCTTACTAAGAAAATTTTAAAAGATAAAAGTAAAAATGATTTGTCACAGTCTGGTAGAGAAAATTTAGAAAAGAAATTGGATAAAAAGAAAGCCCTTATTAAAAAGATAGCTAAGAAACTTTTACCAAAGATTAAAAAAGCAGAAACCGAAAGAATGGCAAAGAAAGGAAAAAAGGAATGAAACTTATTACAGAGCATACTTCTGATATAGAATATATCGTTGAGGGTAAAGGGAAGCAACAGTACATCAAAGGTGTATTTATGCAATCTGATGTTAAAAATCAGAATGGTAGAATGTATCCTTTTCCTGTTCTTCAACGTGAAGTTAAAAATTATAGTAAGAAATTCGTGAAAGAAGGACGAGCATTAGGTGAACTTGGACATCCTATGGGACCTACAATAAACCTTGATCGTGTTTCACATCTTATTACAGAACTATATGAAGATGGTAAGAATTTTGTTGGTAAAGCAAAAATTATGGACACACCAAATGGTAAGATTGTTAAAAATCTTTTGGAGTCTGGTGTTAAGCTTGGTGTAAGTTCAAGAGGATTGGGAACTGTAAAAACAAATAAGTCTGGTGTAAATGAAGTACAGAAGGATTTCGTGTTAAGCACAGTAGATATCGTGGCTGACCCGTCTGCTCCAGCAGCATTTGTTAATGGTATTATGGAGGGAAAAGAGTTTAGTGTAACGGGTGAAGTGGAAGATTATATCAAAAAAGATGTTCATTCTACTCATTCAAGAGAATTAGACGCAAAAAAACTTGAAATATTCGAGAAATTTCTCGGAAATCTCTAATCTTATAAATATATATAGGTTTAAAACACATTCTTAAAGGAGAAGTAACATGGCAAATGAAGAAAAAATAGAAAATGGAAAAAGTGATGAAGAACTGGAAAAAGAAATTATGGAATCTGCCGAAGCAAAAAATGAGGAGGAAGTAAAAGATGATACAGAAAATATGGAAGAAGCTAAAAAGTCTGATGACAAAAAAGCAAAAGCAGAAAAGCACGAAGAAGAATACGAAGATGAAGAAGAAGAAGATACCGACGAAAGCAAGAAATCTAAGAAAGAAGAATTCCCTCACAAAGACGAAGATGAAGAGGACGAAGAAGAAACTGACGAAAACAAGAAAGCCAAAACTAAGAAAGAAGATATCGAAGTAGATGTTTCTGCTGACGTTTCTGCTCTCGTAGATGGTGAAGAGCTTTCAGAGGAATTCAAAACGAAAGCTGCTACAATCTTTGAAGCTGCTGTTAAGTCTAAGATTGCTGGTATTCGCAAACAGATTCGTGAAGAATCTAAGAAAGAGAATGATGAGCGTATTGAGTCTATGCAGACAGAGATGACTGAGAATGTAGATAACTACCTCAATTATACAGTAAAAGAATGGATGACAGAAAATAAACTTGCTGTTGAAACTGGTGTTCGTAACGAAGTCACCGAGAGTTTTATTTCTGGTTTGAAGAAGTTGTTTGAAGAGCATTATATTGATGTTCCCGTAGAAAAGGAAGATGTATTTGAAAATCTAGTTGTTGAAGTTGCCGAGTTGGAAGAAAAACTTGACGAACAAACAGAGAAGCATATGGAAATCGTGAAAGAGTTAAATAAATATAAAGCTGATCATATTTTCAAAGAAATTTCCGAAGGAATGGTTGATACTGATGTAGAGAAGTTGGCTGAGTTAACCGAAGATGTTGAGTACGATACTGATGAACAGTATAAAGAAAAACTGAACATCATCAAGAACAGCTACTTTAAATCAGATAAGAAAGAAGTAAAAGATAATAAGAAAACAGCCGGTACTAACAATCCAGTTGCAGATGGAAAAAGTGATGAACGTATGGACAGTATTATGAGTGCTATTTCTAATTTATCTAAAAAAGGAATAAACTAATTAATGGGATTATTGAGGGTAAACTTAATTAAGTAAATAAATATTAAAGGAGTACAATTATGTATTTATCAGAACAACTTACAGAGAAGTGGCAGCCGGTTATGGAACATGCTGACCTTCCTGAAATTAAAGATTCTTATAAGCGTGATGTAACATTGCGTTTGTTGGAGAATCAAGAAAAGTTTTTGGCAGAAGCAGCACCTGCTAACTCTGCTGGTGCTATGGCAGATACAGGTGGAGTTGCTAAATGGGATCCTATTATGATCTCTTTGGTTCGACGCTCTATGCCTCATTTGATTGCTTATGATGTTTGTGGTGTTCAGCCTATGACTGGACCTACCGGACTGATTTTCGCAATGAAATCTAATTACACCGCACAAGGTGGAACCGAAGCTCTCCATGACGAAGCAGATACAGATTTCTCTGGTGCCGGTACTCATGTTGCTACAGACGGAACAAACAATCCGTTTGCTGGAACATGGACAGCTGGTACAGGTGATACGACTGCTAACATGGAAGCACAAGGCGACGCTGCTCCTAACTATTTCGCAGAGATGGCTTTCACCATTGAGAAAACTTCCGTAACGGCAAAAACTCGAGCTCTTAAAGCTGAGTACACCACGGAGTTGGCTCAAGACTTGAAAGCAGTTCATGGATTGGATGCAGAGACAGAATTGTCAAACATTCTTTCTAATGAAATTCTTGCAGAAATCAATCGTGAAGTAGTTCGACGCATTTATAAAAATGCTCGTTGGGGTGCAGCTTCAGATACAACGACAGCTGGTACTTTTGATCTTGATACTGACTCTAACGGCCGATGGTCTGTTGAGAAGTTTAAAGGTTTGATGTATCAAATTGAACGTGATCGTAACGAGATTGCCGTTGCTACACGACGCGGCAGAGGTAATGTTCTTCTTTGTTCTGCTGACGTTGCATCAGCAATGGCTCTAGGCGGAATGTTGGAAACAGGTCACGCAACTGGCGGAGACGCACATACTAATACTATGGTTGGTACAATGAATGGTATGAAAGTATATGTTGATCCTTACTATGGTACAGCTGCTGGACAAATGTATGTTGTTGGTTATAAGGGTTCAAGTCCTTATGATGCAGGAATGTTCTATTGTCCGTACGTCCCACTAGAAATGGTAAGAGCAATGGGTGAGCAAACATTCCAACCAAAAATCGGATTCAAAACCCGATATGGAATCGTTGACAATCCATATGTTACTGCTGATCAAGCTGGTACATCTACAACTACTGGTAATCAGTATTACAGAAAAGTTAAAGTTAATAACTTGATGTAATTCTACTAATAGTTATATTAAATAGGGACCTTCACGGGTCCCTATTTTTTTTGCTCTAAATCCACCTTTATCCTTGTGCGGCTTTTATTTTTGTGATATAATAATCTTGTCGGAGGGACGGAAAAGGATAGTAATAAGAATCAAGTATATACCTTAAGATTACTTAATAGACCCAACTTAGACAAGCTGTAAATAAGATAATAAGTTAAGTCTACTTCATACAGCTTTAGTCCATGTTTAGATGACCTTGGTATTTTATGATGGTTAGAATGCCAACCCTCACCAAATGTTAGTAGAGCTACAATCCAGTTATTCTTAGATAGGTCACTAGTTCTATAATTGGTATATCCCCACAGATGACAAACAGAATTAACACACCAAGTAGCATGGTAGACTAAGACTAGTCTCACGAAGATTCCCCATACAACCCAAGAGATACCACCCATCAAATAAAATACAATTCCTAAAGCTACTTGAATATGAATAAAGTATTTGTCTAAGAATTGGTAAAACTTATCTTTATTAATATCCCTTGTAAATTTTCGCAGGCGAGTTTTATTATCAAACTTATGTCGATCATAACACATCCAACCTAGATGAGCCCACCAAAATCCTCGCTCTACATTATGTGGATCATTTTCAGTATCAGAACCGTCATGGTGCATCCTGTGTTGTGCTACCCATTTCAAGGGACCGTTTTGGCAGGCGAGTGTTCCACAGAACACTATAAAGTATGCTAACCATTGTGGCATTATCATACCCCTATGAGTTAAGTATCTATGGAATCCAAAGCAGATTCCAACAGAGGCAGTTAGCCAGTACATGAACGCGCATAAACCAACAGCTGTCCAAGAGAATGTAGATGGAAGAAATGCTAGGAGGGCTCCGAGATGGAGGAAGATAAACCACGCTATAGTTGATTTGTTCAATTTCATTCGTTGTTCCTTATATAAATAGTATAAATATAGTATAATATATATAATAGTAAAATAAAAGGAAAAACTTTATGCCTATTGCAAATCAACCCACAAATATAAGCCAACTCAATATAATATCGTTTGAAACGAATTTCTTGAGAATGCCGAATGTAAACTATTTTTGCCAGAGAGTCAATATCCCGGGAATCTCTTTAGCTAACACTATTCAGTCCACACCATTTGCTAATATTCCAATAGAAGGTGATGTATTAGAATTTGAAGATATGAGTATATCATTTATTGTGGATGAAAATTTACAGAATTATTTAGAGATGTATAATTGGTTAGTTGCCTTGGGATTTCCTGATAGATATGCTCAGTATGATAATCAAGAATCACAAGCTATTAAATCGGATACAAACATTATAATTAACACGAATAAGAGTAATCCTAATTACAGTATCAAATTCAAAGATGTATTTCCTGTAGCATTAGGAGCTATAAATTTTGATACAAACAACACAGACCTAGAGCCTGTTATTGTAGAAGCCACTTTTAAGTACACAGGTATCTTTGATGTTACTAAACTGGTATAACTTCTTCCTTGCATATTCCCAATAAATTTGATATAATTAGTGTATGAAAATTGATGAGTTAAAAGAAATGTGTAATAAGGACACGAAAATTGACATAACAGATTTAGCTGGGTATTCCATAGAAATAGCAATACGAGCTGGTAAATATCACCAGCTTGCTTTTGATGAAAAGAAGGTCTTACGATTTCTTAAAAATCAACTAAAAGTTTTAATACTTCAAAAATGGAAGTATTACTCTGGAAAAGCTAGTGAAGAAGAATATGAAGCAAAGCCATTTGATTTGAAAGTTCTTAAATCTGATATGGAGATGTTTCTTGATGCTGATAAACAGATTATAGATATGCGAGATAGAGTAGCTGAACAAGAAGATAAAATTGATTTGATAATAGAGACAACTAGACGGATACAGAATGCTTCGTTTAATATTAAGAACGCAATTGATGAGATGAAATTTCAGGCAGGAGAGTTATCGTGATTGTTGTTGGCAAATTAAATGAAACATTCTTACAATTATCTTGTGAGCGTCATATCGCATATGAACTCAACGAATTCTTTAGTTTCAAAGTCCCCAACGCACAATTCCATCCAAAAGTTAAAGCAAAGATGTGGGATGGTAAGATAAGACTATTCAATATACAGACCGGCCAAATGTATTATGGATTACTTCCTTATCTTAAAGAATGGGCTGCTAAACACAACTACAAGATTGAGACAGACATTGTAGAAGTAAGGCATTTAAAAGAAGGTGATATAGAAAAGATTAAAGAATTTTTCGATTCACTTAATCTACATTGTAAGAACGAACCAATTATACCAAGAGATTATCAGATAGCTTCTTTTATGGAATGTGTTAAGACTGATAGAACATTATTACTATCTCCTACATCATCTGGAAAGAGTTTGGTTATCTATGCATTAATAAGATGGTATCAAAGATTTTTAGATAATGATAAGATGCTGATTGTAGTTCCTACTACAAATCTTGTTACACAAATGTTTGGTGATTTCGGCGATTATAGTTCTCACGATAAATGGAATGTGGATGAGCAATGCCATAAGATATATTCTGGTAAAGACAAGTTTTCAGATAACCAAGTATACATAAGTACCTGGCAAAGTCTATATAGATTGTCGAAAAAATATTTCGAGCAGTTTTCTTTAATCGTTGGAGATGAGGCACACTTGGCAACAGCTAATTCATTGAAGGGAATTGTAGAGAAAGCAACATTATGTAGATATAGATTCGGAACTACTGGAACTTTAAAAGATAGTAAGTGTAATAAGTTGATGTTGGAAGGATTGTTTGGAAAAACATATCAAGCTGTAACATCTAAAAAACTAATGGATGATAAACACATATCGAAATTAGAAATACAATGTGTGCAATTAGGGTATCCTGACGAAGAACGAAAGGTTATGAAGAAGGCCACTTATCAAGAGGAGATTGACTTCATTGTTGAACATAAAAAACGGAACAACTTTATATGTAATCTTGCACTAGAACAAAAAGGCAATACACTCATACTGTTTAA